GGTATGTAACTTTCGAAGGATCCCCCAAATACTTCTGTGGTTTCTTTATTTTGTATTTGCCCTTATAAGTCTTTGACATAAACACCATAAATAGATTAAGTACATTCCATTTATTTATAAGGTCACGATATGGCTCGAGAATACATATACCCATCTCATTTGGCTGGATCTAATGCGCCTTTCATGAGAATAACAGCTAATCGTTATAAGTACGGCGGAAGTGGTGCACCACAAGGTCACGTGACTCTATATCATCCTCCAGGCGTTTCCTTCTCCGATGGTGCTGGTTACGGCACTATGGATATGGGTCCAATCGGATCTCAGCTTATGGCTGGTATTCAAAGTGGTAAGTCTGCTACAGATATTGCAAAAGAAGCTAACACCAAAATAAACGGTAAAGATTCAAACGCTGATCTTCGATCGATGATGAGTTTAAAAATAGCAAAGGATTCTGGTATAGGTAATATAGTTCCAGGAGTTGAGAACCTTTCAGATATGTATGGTATGTCTAAAGGCGTTGCTACTAATCCAAATACTGTTGTAGCATTTCAGAATATGACCCTTCGCTCATTTAACTTTATCTTCTCGCTTGTAGCAGAAGATCCAAGCGAGTCACAAGAGATTCGTAAGATTCAAGAATTCTTTCGTTCTGAGATGTACCCAGAACAAGGAGCGGGTTCGTATCTACTTACATATCCGTCTACATTTTCTATTAAATTCTATACACAAGATGGTAGAGAGAATCCATACTATCCTAAGATATATGAATGTAATTTAACTAACCTACAAACTAACTTCAATGAAGGTGCCAATATGCATTTTGAAGGTGGTGCACCTATATCAGTAAACGTATCACTCACCTTCCAAGAAACTAAAGTTCTTACTAAATCAGATATTGGTAAGGAGGTATAATGTTAAACTTTTTTAAAAGCTTTCCTTTAGTCCAATACCGGTTTAATGAAGACTCAGAAGAAAAGAATATTATTATTGATATCAATCGTAATATTCGTGCTTATATATCCGAAATGGATAACGCAAATGCTTATTTGTATTATGAAGTAAATGATGGTTCAAGACCTGATCAGGTATCAATGGAACTATATGGTACTCCTGCATACTATTGGACATTTTTTGTAGTTAATGATAGGCTTTCTAATGGTTTACACGAATGGCCTAAATCATCACAAGAATTAACTAACTTTGTTGATGAGACATATTCGCGTACTGCTATTACTCTAGAGAGTAAGGCTGGCATATCAACAACCTCACATCACCTATATAAATATCCACTAATAATAGGTGAGACTATTAGAGGTATTACTTCTGGCGCAACTGGTACTTTAGCCGAGGTGAATTACACCACAAATAGTCTTGTTCTTGATGACGTTGTTGGTACATTTGTTAATGAGAATTTTGTTACTACTCAATCTTTCTTAGCCTTTAGTGTAGGAGCTTCTTTTAAACATATAGTTACTAAAGAAAAAGATTCGGCTCATCATTATATAGATTCACAGGGAAGGACTGTGGATCGTTTAAACTTTAATGCCTCTGATTCTATGCTTCCTGTAACTAACTTCGAGCACGAAGTAAACATTAATGATGAAAAAACCTATATAAGGGTTATAAATCCATCAGCAATAGATAGCTTTGCCACACGCTATCGTAAGCTTATTAATTCGTAAGAGTAGAATATGCCACTCGAAAAAGGTTTACATCCTACTGATCAGACTGCTGTATCTCCTGATTCTTTTAGGTTAACAGTAACGATTGAAGGAGCTAACGGTAAAGAAAGAGACATATCTCAGCTCGTTACTTCAATGACAGTATATGAATCTATCTTTCAGCAAGCTCTTATTGCTGAGTTTAATATAGCAGACGGCGTATCATTATTTGAGGATTTAAACATATCAGGTAATGAAAAAATAATATCTGTTGTACGTAAGCAAAATGACAAGAGCTCACCACCAATTGACATTCAGAATGATTGGCATATTCTTGATATACCTATATACGGTAAGCCTAAGCCAGATATTGCTACATATCGTATACGCTGTGTAACTTCATTTGGATTAGTATCTAAGTTTAGACGCATATCCTCCTCCTTATCAGGTACATCAATCGATATTATTGAAGAGCTATATAGACAAACTGGAATAACAATCGATAAGAAGGAAACCCAAAGCCTAGGAACAATGAAGTTTATCCCGCCTAAGCTAACATACTCCGATGCTATAGAGAATATACTGCAGAAGAGCATGACACCCAATGGTTCACCACTCTTTGCATATCAGGTATTCCACGACTCGGCATTTGTTTTAAACTCCTATAACAAAATGATCACCTCTGATATATTAGATAACTACGTGCAGGGATACTTCTATACGCAGGAGTCACAGTCTGATGGATCGTTTGAAGAAAAGAGATTACGCATACTTGAATCATCTTCTAATATAGGATTCTCCCCATATAAGTCTATGAAGAACGGATCATATGTTACGCGTACGCACAAGCTCGATGTCTCCAATAAGACATATGAAGTAATTGACTTTAATGCCTATGACGATAAAGTACCTCTTATAGATGGAGAAGAGTCTGATCTTGTATGGAATAGAAATTTTGATATATCAGGCGTAGGTCCAAATACTTTAAAAGAAACATCTACGATCTTTATAAATCAAAACTCTTTGTCTATGGCAGAAACTGGTGATTTAAACTATCATCAGTTTGGTGCATATAAAGAAGCAACCAAAAGATCAGTTTATTCTAATCTAGAACAGCTAGAACATTCTATTAGGTTGTATGGTGATTCTAGACTAAGCCCTGGTTCAATAGTTAATTTAAACTTTCCTAAGACCGGTCAGGTAGAAGGAGCAGGTCGCGAGAACGACGAATTCCTATCAGGTAGGTATCTTATTGTATCAAGTACGCATTCCTTTGATGCTTCTGGCTACTTTACACAAATAAAAGTAAGACGTGATTCGGTGCACAAGCGATGAATAATTTTATGGATACAAAGTTTGTTTGGTTCCACGGTGTTGTGGAAGACCGAGCAGATCCTCTCTATTTAAATAGAGTACGCATACGTGCTTTTGGTTATCATACAGCAAATAAAGAGTTACTGCCAACTGCTGATCTTCCCTGGGCAACTATAATGATGCCAACAACAGACTCTGGTACATCTGGGGTAGGTCGTTCACCCCATGGATTAGTTGAAGGATCATGGGTAGTTGGATTCTTTAGGGATGGTACCGATGCACAAGATCCTATTGTCTTAGGTTCTATTGCTTCTTTAAATACGGTCGAGGCGAATACGTCTACTGGCTTCTTTGATCCTGCTGGACTATATCCTAAGAAAACTGATAAGACCGAGACAAACTATTTAAACGAGTCTGATGTTAATAAAGCAGCTCGTGGATTAGCTACACAGGCGAATTTAAATCAAGAGACTATTCGTGTAGGTAAAGTAGCTAACTCAGATGCAAATACAACATTAGGTTATGTTGAAGCCAAATCAAAGGCAGAACCTTTTGCTCTTGAAGCAAGTGAAGACACCGATCCTGTTAATATATTTCAGTTTGATGAACCTCCTTCACCAGCTAAACCACAATATCCATTTAACAAAGTTACAGAATCAGAGTCAGGTCACGTCTTTGAAGTAGACGATACTGCTGACTATCAACGTATTAAAGAGCATCATCGATCAGGCACGTTCTATGAGATACATCCTGATGGATCACGTGTGCTTAAAGTTGTTAAGGATAACTATGAAGTAACGCTTGGCGATGAGTACGTGAATATCAAAGGTACATCACGTGTAACTGTAGAAGGTGACTGTAATCTCTTTGTTGTCGGTAACTGCAATACTGAGATACAGGGTAACAAAGAAGAACACATCTATGGTAACTCAACGCAGGTTATTCATGGCTCTGAGTTTAAAACGGTTAAGCAAAATGCTATACATCAGATTGATGGTTACATGACGCACAGCGTCGGCCAATACTTTGAACAAACGATTGGTTCTTATATGAATTTAAATGTTGGATCGAATCTTACCGAAACAATTAGCGGTGCGCAATCTACAACAGCATCGAACCATACTACAATTAATAACAACGTTAACATTACTGGTAACCTTAATATTCAGGGTACAACGCACTCTGTCGGTGACGTGTCTACTTCTGCTGGAGCAAATCCAACATTAGCGACTCACTTCCACTTTGGACATGATACAACAGGAAGATCAACAGCTCCAGGCGGAAATAGATAAAATAGGTATAAATAGATACTATGAGCACACAAATTCTATCAGATAAAAGTTTAGAGAACGAACGCGCATCCGTCGTCGCACGTACGCGGGACTTTTCAGATCTAGACCTTCGGTTTAAGGCCCATCCTAATTTAGGTGATTTGGTGCCATTAAGAGATATAGCTGCTATTAAGAACTCTGTAAGAAACCTTATTCTTACTGGATATGGTGAAAGACTTTTTCAACCGACTATAGGCTGTGGAATCACCGATCAGTTATTTGAAAACTTTAATCCTGTTACAGTTGCAGCTATGAACGAATCGATTGCTCGGACTATCCGTTATCACGAACCTAGGGTAGCACTTGCAAACATATCCATAACAGACAAATCAGATGAAAATGCTGTATTTGTTTCGGTAACAGTTAAGATATTAAACGTACCTGATCTAGTGGATATAGATATTTACTTAGAGAGAATCCGATAATGGCGAACATTAAGAACGTAACTGAATTAGATTTTGACCAAATTAAGGTCAATCTAAAGGCTTATCTTTCAGGACAAGATAAGTTTGCTGACTATGATTTCGATGGATCAGGTATGGCAGTACTACTTGATATTCTTGCATATAATACTCAATATAATGCATTGCTCGCCCACGCGAATGCAAATGAGGCTTTCCTAGATACAGCACAGATGCGCGCTAACGTGGTATCCCATGCTAAGTCATTAGGATATGTGCCAAGTTCTGCAAAGTCCTCTGAAGCAAAAATTGACGTTACTGTTATTGGTAGTTCTACTTCTTCTACAACTGCTACTATGCCACGTGGAACTGTATTTTCTGGCTTAATCGGATCTAAGCAGTATACCTTTGTAACTAACGAGTCTTATACTGCATCTAAGAATGTTACTAATCGTTATGTATTCGAGAACGTATCAATCTTTGAGGGTGAAATCGAAACCTTTACATATCGAGTAAATGGACAGATCCCAAATCAAAAATTTAAAATACCTACAAATAAGGTTGACACCTCTACCCTCGTAGTTGCTGTTCGAGAGTCAGCAACATCAGAAGTTTCCGAGGTCTATACTCATTTTAATAATATATTGGATGTTAAATCTGATTCTCGTGTATATTTCTTACAGGAAGGATATTCTGGGGAATATGAAGTATACTTTGGAGATGATGTTATAGGTCGTAAACCAGATACAGGTAACGTAGTAGATATAGCTTATATTAAAACTAATGGTGAAGAGGCAAACGGTGCATCATCGTTTACTACTGACGCTACTATTAACGGATTCTCCGGAGCAACAGCTACTCTATCTGAAGGATTTACTAAAACATTCTCTGGGGCAGATCGGGAGGACATAGATTCAATTAGATTTAATGCTCCTAAAGCTTTCCAGAGTCAAAATCGTGCAGTAACATCTATTGACTACGATGCTATACTTAAACTGGAATATGATTTCATTGAGGATATAGCTGTATGGGGTGGAGAAGTAAATGAGCCTCCAACATACGGTAAAGTGTTTATATCAATTAAACCAAAAACCGGGGACTATTTATCGACTACTACTAAAGGTATAGTAAATAGATTTCTTTCTACTAAAAATGTAGGATCAATTACAACAGAAATTGTTAACCCAGACTTTACATATATTACAATGGATGTGTTCTTTAAGTACAATCCAAATAATACTTCTCGAAGTAAATCCCAACTAGAAATAGCAGTTAAAGATGCAATTATAAATTATAACGATGTTAATCTAGAAAAATTTGATGGTGTGCTTAGATTTTCTAAGTTGCTTAAAGCAATTGATAATGCTGATAAAGGTATATTAAACTCTACTGTTCGTTTAAAGATGCACAAGCATGTTGCACCTATAACAGGGGATACTAGAGATTATGCTATTAAGTTCTCTTCCCCGATATACAAGACATCTACAACACAGCAGACTATATCCTCTTCCAAGTTTACTTATTCTGGTCAAGAGTGTGAGTTAACTGATATACCATCTGATGTATATCCAAATCGAATCGTGCAGATACGTAATGCTTCAACAAAAGCTATTATAAATCCTTCAGCAGGAACAATCACGCCTACTACTGGTATGGTTGACCTAACACAGATTAAAATAGATTCTATAGGAGTTATCCTTATCTTCGTAGATCCGGATTCAAATGATATAGCACCTAAGTTTAACCAATTAGTATCTATTGAGAAAGATGAAACCCCTGGCATTACTGTGGTGGGAGAAGAAGATACTATTGCTACACTCGGTTCGGTCGGAGCATCCTCTTACACCACCTTTAGCAGACACGACTAATGACTAAAAGATCTAATATAGAATCGAGTAAAATCGAATCGCTAATCCCGCGCCAGCTTGTAGCTGATGCAGGAGGAATGATCGAGTTTATAAAAGAATATTATAGATTTATGCATGAGGAGCAAGGTCCTTCTTATGTAATAGATAATATCCTTTCTAATAGAGACGTTGATACAGTTGTTGATGCTTTTATATCTTTGGTAGAAAAAGAAATTGGCGCTGGCTTTACTACTCAATTAACAGCTGATAAGGCTAACCTATATAAAAATATAGTTCAGTTTTATCAAGCGAAAGGCTCAGTCGAATCATTTAAGCTTCTTTTTAGACTCTTATATGATACCGATATCGATATATCCTTTCCTAAGGAAAAAATTCTTGTAGCATCAGATGGTAGATGGATCCAACAAAATTCAATCTTTATTGAGGTTACTGAAGGTAATCCTTTTGATCTTTTTGCTAACATTGTTGATGTAACTACCCCAGATAGAGTTGTTAAGGTCGAAGTAGAAAGAATACGCCGAGTTGAAGAAACGGCTTTTTATGAGATCTTTATAACAAAAGATAATAACACCCTTCGAGTTACTGAATTAGCAACAATAGATCAGTATGGTGTTAAGGCTACAGTTGTTAACTCCCTTAACAAGTATGAGATATATCATCCAGGTTCAGGTTTTGAGACTGCTCAGTTCGTCGATATTTTAGAATCAGCTGGGCAAGGCGTTAAGATTAAAGTAACTGAGGTAAATGATTTAACAGGCGAGCTCGCTGATATTAAATTTATTAACTTTGGAGTAGGATACTCTGCTGAGTTCTATGCAATGATTGTTCCCCGATCAGAAATTGTGGGTGGGGTTGATCTTGTTATCTCAACAGATCCTGATGCTGATAAGGTTACCTATCCAACACGAGCTATTATAAAATTCTCTGAGTCGGTGCTGGCAGAGTATCGTGGTGAGTATTCTACAAATAATGGTTTCTTATCGGACGATATATATCTTCAGGATAACTTCTTTTATCAGCAGTTCTCTTATCTTATCCGATCATCTCAACAGTTTGACAACTATAAAGATATCGTTAATAAGACAGTTCATCCGTCTGGCATGGCTATGTTCGGTGAGTTTGAGATTAATAATTCTTTCGATATGTCTCGTGCGTTCGAGCTCTTACGTCGTTACTTTACCAATCGCGAAGAAGATGTTATCGATACAATTGATCTAAACATTTGGACATTATATAAGCCTCGCGAGGATGTAGCTTACGCTTCAACTACTGATTGGTTCTACGATTTCTATAAGAACGTTTCAGAAATCGTAAATCAACCAGATTCAGAATATAAAGATTTTTATAAAGTTCTGGGTGATACAGCACTTACAGCTGACGAACTAACATATACAATCACTAAGTTTAAGGCTTTAATAGAGAATTTAGCTATATCAGAACTTGCTATAGTTAGTTACGCAAAACCGCTTACAGAAGTCATAAATAGTAATGATTCCGGCGTAATAGAGATATTAGGTGATATCTACGCTGAAGATTATTTTGCTGAAGATTATTCCGAAGGATTAACTTCATTTACCTAGGAGAAGAAAATGCCATTAATGAACGAGCAAGTTAGCCCTAAGGGTCAGGTCGCTATTGAGATCTTTAGCCCAGACGGTAAACTTAAGGATAAGGTAAACATTCCAAACCTGGTCGTACAGACCGGACGGAACTATATTGCCTCACGTATGAACGATGATGCACAGATCCAAGTTATGAGCCATATGGCTGTAGGTTCTGGTTCAGTTGCAGCTACTCTTTCTGATACTGTTCTAGGAACTGAGCTTACTCGTGTTGCTCTTGATTCAGACGATATCGTAGATAACGTAATTACATATGTTGCTACATATCCGCCTGGTACAGGTACTGGTGCAATTACTGAAGCTGGTATCTTTAATGATGCTGGTGCAAACCTTGGTGATCTGCTTTGCCGAACAACTTTCCTTGTTGTAAATAAGGCTGTGGATGACTCAATGGTTATTACCTGGACAATTACAATATCTTAATAGAATAGAGACTAAGCTATGTCTGCTGTAATTAGACCCAACTTCCATCATACGATGGCTGAATCGATCTACGAAAAGATTCAGAATAGATCGGCAAACTACCATTACTATCTTGGTAAGGTTTTGCCATGGGATTTTGAAGGATCTATTGCGGATGCACCTAATCCATTAAATAATATGGATGAAGAAAATGAATCCCGTAACAACATGATCGGGATTAAGCAGATAAACATTAATGACGTTTCTTTTATTACTCGTCGTATCGATTGGACTTCAAGAGTATTTGATGCCTATGACGATACTGATGTTATTATGGAAGAAGAAGATTTCTACGTATTAACAGAAGATTTTAATGTTTACAAGTGCATAGAAAATAATAGCGGTGGTATATCAACAGTTAAGCCAAGCGGATATGACGTTGATTATATAACAACAGCAGATGGGTATATCTGGAAGTTTATGTATTATCTTCCTTTGGCTCTTCGCAATAAGTTCTTAACAACGAACTATATGCCAGTTATTAAAAAAGTAAAGAACCAGTATTATTCTGCTGGAACTATTGCTGGCTATATCCTAAATGACTCTGGCCAAGATTATGATCCTGATGAAACGTATGCTGTTATTCAGGGTGATGGCGAAGACGGTGCAGCTTCACTTGTTATAGAAGATGGTCAAATTACTGCTTTAATAATTGATAATGCTGGTACAGGTTATACTACTGCAACACTATCTGTAACAAAGGGCCCTCTCGATCCAGGTACTGGTGCTGATATTGATCTAGTCCTTTCTTCTCCGGGAGATCTAGATTCTCAGCAAGCAGACGTCGAGACCCTTACTGTAGATGGTGATATATCACAGATTGTTGTTACCAGATCGAGTACCCAGTTTACTTCTGTTCCTGTTGTTACTATTACAGGTGATGGAACTGGAGCGACTGCAACTGCAACATTAAACGTTAATGGAGCAGTTTCTAAAATTACCCTTAATAATAGGGGATCTGGATATACCTATGCAGATGTATCAATAGCTTCAGAAGGTCTAAAAACCGCAGCAGCTCGCGCGGTTATTTCTCCTCAGTATGGCCACGGATTTAATGCTCCTAGAGAGTTAATTGCAGATACTCTTTGTTTCTATACTTCATTTGAAAATGAATTAAACCAGGGTATGCTAGTTAATAACCAATATAGACAGTTTGGTATTATAAAAGACATTGAGCAATTTGATGCTAAACGTTATTATATTACTGCATCTGGTTCAGCCTGTTACCTTATAGAAGGTACATTAGTTGGTGATTCTTTCCCAGAAGATGATATTATTTCAAACGATTCAGGGACTAAATCTCTTAGAACTGTATCAAGCGAAGATAACAAATTGCTTGTACAATCGTTAGATGGAACAATACCAGTAATTGGTGATATCTTTAATAACAAAGCAGATACTGCTAACTTTACAATTACTGCTGTAACAGATCCTCAAGTAAATAAAAGAACCGGTGAAATACTATTCGTTGATAATAGATTAGCATTTACATCTTCTGAGGAACAAACTGTAACATTCAGATCATTCATCAAATTTTAATTATAAATATTTGGTATAAGACTTAATTTTAGGAATAAGTTAATGGCAATAAATCTAAACACTGATCCGTATTATGATGACTTTGATAAGACCAAAGGGTTTCATCAGATCTTATTTAAGCCAGGTGTTGCTGTACAAGCTAGAGAATTGACGCAGATTCAATCTATTCTTCAGGATCAGATTAAATCTTTTGGTGACAATATCTTTAAAGAAGGTGCTCTTATTCAGGGAGGTCATCAGACCTTGGATAATCAGTATCACTCAGTTAAGCTAGCCGCTGATGCAGATTCTAGTGTATTGTCATTAATCGGTCAAGATGTATATGGGGTAAAGTCGGGCTTAAAAGCAAAGGTTATAAATGCAACCCAGGCTACAGAATCTGGCGATCCACCTACAATCTATATTAAATATTTGAACTCTGGTAAAAGCAAAGAGAAATCTGGCTTTGCCCAATCTGAGCTAATATGGAGCGAAGATAAAACAGTTTCTGTTACAACAGCAGCAACATCTGTTAACGCTGTGGGAACAGCATATATTGTAACAAGCGGAATAGTTTACGTTGGCGGATTCTTTGTATACTTTGCTGATCAAACAGCAATCCTAAACAAGTATGGCCCAATCACATCTCTTATTGTTGGCTTTGATGTTAAGCAATCTATTAAACAATTTACAGATGATGCTAGCCTAAATGATCCAGCTAATGGATCTTATAACTATGCAGCTCCAGGTGCTGATCGTCTTAATGTAACCCTTACTATTACAAGCAGGCCTTTCCAAGCAGATGACATAGTTGATCCGGATTTTGTAGAGATCGCTCGTATACAGAATAAAAAAGTTATATCTGCTATAACGAGTACTGCTTACAATATTCTAGGCGACACACTCGCTCGTCGCACATACGATGAGTCAGGAGACTATGTAGTTCGCCCATATGATCTTACTCTACTAGAACATAAAAGAACTTCTCTTTCTAAAAACGATGGATATTATACCGCTGCAGAAGGTGGTGATGCAAATAAGTTTATTAATAAGATCTCTCCTGGTAAGGCTTATGTTAAAGGATATGAGATTGATAATCTTAAGACCGCAGCTATACCGGCAGATAAAGCAAGAGATTTTACAACAGTAGAATCAGGATCAGTCTATGTCCCATTTGGTAATTACGTTCGTGTTACCAATCTTAATGGCGTATCAGAAGAAATAGACAATCTTCCTGAAGTACAAATATACAGCCAATTTACTTCTACCCCGGGTGTACCTGAGGGAGTAGCAATCGGTACTGCTCGTATTCGTCATACAGAATTCTTCTCTGGTACACCAGGGACAACTACTGCTCAGTATAACATTTATCTCTTTGATATTAAGATGAAAACTGGATTTTCGTTTACAAACGATGCCAAGCAAATAGTCTATATTAATTCAGTATACTCTTCTGACTTTACCGCTGATGTAGTTGAGGAGCTAGCTAATTTAACAGGTACTATTTCAACTACTAATGCTTCTAATACAATTCAGGGTATTGGTACGCGATTCCTTACAGAACTAGCTATAGGTAACTATATAAACGTTGGTGGTTCCACACACAGGGTTACCGCTGTTACAAATGATACAACAATTAGCGTATCTCCTGCAGCTAATGCAGATCGGATTGGCTCGATATTCTCATCTGTAAAATCTAAGTTGTGGGATACTGATAAGAATTCTTACATATTCCCGTTACCAGTTAATATTGTTAAGTCAATTGACCCTACTGGCGTAGATACCATATATCAGACACGAAGAATATTCGAGAGAACACTTACAAACGGCGTAGTTCAGGTAGATGCTGGTGTTAACGAATCATTCTCATCATTCTCTTTTGATAATATGCAAATGTATGTTGCCAATGGCGATGTAGTTGATATTTCGGGTGATGTAACTATTTCAGGAGCATCTAACTCTGTACTTACAGTTGATGTGTCAGCTAAAGGATATACTACTGAAACAGTTATGCTAGTTACTACTGTCTCAAAGAATGGATCAGCTGCTGATAAGAAGATTAAGACCTTAGTGTCTAACCACCAGCTTGACATTACATCTGAGGCAACATCTACAGCTCAGAGTATCTCTCTAGGTAAAGCAGACATCTATAGATTAGTATCTGTTAAGATGACTACAACTGGCGTATTTGGAGATCCAACATATAATAGCACAACAGAAGTAGATATCACTAATCGATATACTCTTGACAATGGTCAAAAGGCAACATACTATGGATTAGGTTCTCTTAGATTGAAGAGAGGATCAAATGCTCCTACTGGGCCAATCCGTATTACCTTCGATTACTTTACACATGGAACAGGAGACTACTTCTCTGTTGATTCATATTCTATTGATTATAAGGATATTCCTACCCTTATTTTAGGTGGTAATGAGTACGTACTTCGAGATTGTTTGGATTTCCGTCCTAAGATTAACGATGCAGGTACTGGATTTTCTGGCACTGGAGCAAGTGTAGGGGAATTCCCAGACTTTGAAAATGATATTACTACATCATATGATTATTACCTACCTCGAACAGATAAGATTGTTATTAATCGCGATGGACGTATTAAAGTAATTAAGGGTGAAAGCGGATTTGAAGCTAAAGAGCCTCTTACCCCTGAAGATTCAATGGCTCTCTATATTCTTAAGCAAAAGCCATACGTATTTAACTTATCAACTGATATTGATATTATTAAGATCGATAACCGTAGATTTACAATGCGTCAGATTGGTAAACTTGAGAATAGAATCAAGAACATCGAATATTATACCTCTCTTAACCAGCTTGAGGTTGATACACAAAACTATCAGATTAAAGATATTAATGGATTTGATAAGTTTAAGAATGGCTTTGTTGTAGATTCATTCCAAGGTCATGGTATTGGCGATGTGTATAATCCTGACTACGGTGTTGCAATCGATTATGATAAGAAAGAGCTTAGACCTTTATGTAAGACCGAAGCATTTACTTTAAAAGAGGTTGCAACCACAGACGCTGAAAGAACAGCTGCTGGATATGCTAAAACTGGAGATCTTTACACCCTTCCATATACGGAAGAAAGGATGATCTCTAATAACAGATCCTCTAAAGTAGAAAATCTAAATCCATACGATGTAGTGTCGTTCCGCGGTAAGATGAAAGGTAAGCAATCTGATATATGGATTGATACTATTCGCCTTCCTGACCTCCCGGTATCCGTTGATAACTATTCGTCGCTTACTGCTGATGCAAAAGCAAAAGGTACATATGGAACAGTTTGGGGAGCATGGGAAACTGTTCACTTTGGTACATATCAAGGTACACAAGAAATCGGGACTCGAGTCGGTACCGAAACAACTTATACAGAAGAGATTACAACTGAAACAAGACATGATATTGTTAGATCTTCCTCTGTTATAGCTAAGATGCGCGATGTTGCTATTAACTTCGAGGCTGAGGGGTTAATGCCTGATACTCGCATGTATATCTTCTTTAATAATATTGATGTTACAGCAGATTGTAAATCAACTATGCTATATGAGCATGATCTTGTAAATGGGGATACCAGGACTACTATTAATGCTATAGGTCAACAAGGAAGAATGATTGCTACCGATGATAATGGAAAGCTCAAGGGTACATTCCATTACTCTGCAGAAAAGTATAACTTTAATACCGGATCATATATTATCAGAATGACAGATGATTTTGAAAACAATCCTACTTACGAGTTTACCTCTGCAGAAATGACGTTTACCTCTTCTGGCGAACTCCAGAATATACAAAACGAGATCGTATCAACAAGAAACGCCATTGTTACAAGTAAGCCTGTTATTGAAAGTTCTTCAAGAACAAACTACTTCGAAGGTGGTAAGCTTAAGGGTAAATCTTGCAAAGGATTTGATCTATATGGCGAATACTATGATGGATCTGGCGGTACATATGAAACTCTAATAGAAGCAAAAAATATTGGGGTATGCGGATACAAGACTCCTGTGCCTACAACTGGGACCGGGACTACCACTGTAACAAGAACCCCGCAAGAACCACCAGTTCCACCAGTTACGCAAACTTGTCCACCAGGTGGAACCATACTTGATACTTACTGTGATGATGTTAGCTTTAATCTAATGGCAACAGTTGCTGCGGGTCCTGATGGTAATGGTGATTGTACAACAACAACTGTTATTACCGAAACAGGTTCTAGTCAGTGTGTTCCTACTAACCCATGCGACGTTGCTGGAACATTAGCACAAACTTTCTGTAAGAATGGAACAGATTTATATGGACAATATTTCGATGGTACATATAACTATATTACAGGAGACTGTAATACTTACCAATCCTTAATCGAAGCAAATAACGTTGAAGATTGTAAGTATGTAGATGATGTACCAGCTGCTGGTACTCCTACTGGTAATACCGAATGCTTCCAGCCAGGATTTATTAAGTATGTAGAATATCACGATGGGGTCGGGGGAACATATAAGAACGTTGAAGAATACGGTTCAGAAGAATGCGGATATGTAACCCCGGTAGTACTTGCTGAGCGTGAAAGTGAGGGTGAAGTCGTTACACAGGAAGAAAAAGATCTTGCTGAAACATACGATCCTACCGATCCTATTGCAGCTGGTACTCATAACCGTTATGAGTGTCGTGGTTATGATTACTATGAAATGATAGCTGATGGCAACTGGGGAGAATCTGCAGTTCTAATAGAATCCGATTCAGAGTACTACTGTAACTACACAGTTCCTAAGGATACAATCTACATCGAAACTTACGTAGATCTTGATCCTGATGATGACGATGATGGAGATCTAGATCCTCCAAGATCTCAAGTAGTAGATACACTTGGATATATTAACGGTATATTTAACTATGCATTTGGTTCTAATATGACAGAATCGGATCGAATAGAAGCAGAAGCATATCTTGCTGCACAAGGTATTACAGCAGAAACCCTAGCAAATGCTACAACATCTGGATCTAACATTATCGATGGATATGCTGATGCAACCCAAGTTCCTGACGCATATAACGAAGATGCTGAAAAGCTAGGACTTGCAGTTAAGACTATGATCGAGGTTGGAGTTGCTAGAGGATATGGTGCAGACTCTGATGCATCTGTAACAAACTATCTAAATACTGTCGAAGGCTCTAATGTAGAAGACATCTCTAATCAAATTGCAATTCAAGCGGTAACATATGCTACACAGATCGACAACCCTGGCATTGATGAAAGCTGGGCAAAAGAGGCTGTTAGGCTTCTTATAAATAATACAGTCGAAGGCGGAAGCTTAATATAAACGAGGCTAGTTAATAAATGTCGTATAATGTCGTAGATCCTTTAGCTCAATCATTTCTTGTTGAGAAGACCTGTGTAATTACTAAGGTAGAATTATTCTTTAAGAATATAGACAGAAAGACCCCAATGAGGATCCAGATTAGAGAAATGAAGGATGGATTCCCTGGGGATTATATTATTCCTTTATCGGATAAATTTGTATATCCTAAAAATATATCAACTTCAGCCGATGGCTCTCTTGGTACTATTGTAAGATTTGATAGCCCAGTTTTCTTAAAAAAGGGTGAATATGCTCTTTGTCTCGGATCCGATTCAAAGAAGTACACCGTGTTTATATCTGAGCTAGATACTACAGATCTAATTACTGGTAAAAGAATTATTAAGCAGCCTTATCTTGGATCCCTATTCAAGTCACAGAATACTTCAACCTGGACACCAGAGCAAAAGCAGGATCTTAAGTTTTCTATCTTCCGCGCTAAGTTTGATACAACCGCAGCTGGTAATATTAACTTTAATGTTAATACTGCAGCTATGGAAACACAAGTTCTAGAAGAAGATCCATGCCAGACCTTTTCCGGATCTACTAACATGAGGGTATATCACTTTAACCATGGTATGACTAATGGTTCATTTGTTAAGCTATCTGGAATAGCAGAAGTAGATAAAGTGTTTGGTACAACTGGTACTATACACGGGGTGGACTTTACAAACGTATTGAATACTCCTCTAGCTATATCGAATGCTAGTCTTAATGGTTATACTGTTACTCTTCCGACAGCAGCTAATGCTGATGCTAGATTTGGTGGAACTCGTGTAACCGCTACTGAAAATATTGTAGTTAATGCACTGTATCCTATTACAGCTAAAATTGAAGAAACAACTACTCAGGTACAGCATTTGTTTAAAGGTACCTACTCCGATTATTCTCAGGATTTAGACTATACAGTTCTTGATCCTGGAACAACAGAACTAGCTAAATCCCGAATTATTGCTAACGCTGTTACTAAAGCAGAGAACCTATCTGGAGCAGATTCGTTTAGTTATAGGATTGGTCTATCATCTCAAAATACTAGGTTATCTCCTGTAATTGATCAACAGCAGCTTGGTGTACTAACAGCGCAGAATCTAATAAACAATCCTGACGAATCAAGTGAGAATGCTCTAGCAGAAGATTATACGAATTTTATGACTGCTGTTTCTTCTGTAACTTTTACATCTACTACGTCAACCTCTGGTATACTTACAGTCCCATTGGCACAACAGGATGCTGCACTCAAATTAGTACCTGGAACAATAGCAACTATTACAGATTCCAATACTACTAATAGCGGAACTTATCGTATATCCTCTATATCTTCTAATGCTGATGAAATATCTTTTACTAGAATTTCGGGTGGTACATGTGCTACAAATACTGGTACATATACTATTGTAATCGGTAGAAACTTTGTTGCTGAAGAAGCTCCTTCGGGTGGTTCGGTATACTCTAAGTATATTACTCGTAAAATTGACTTTGTTAATCCCTCTACCTCTATTAACCTCAGGTTGGACGTTAATCGACCAGCGGGATCAAATATTAAAGTATTCTATAAAACAAGTCTAGTTGGTGAATCCGATAATATCGAGGAAAACGAATTCCAGCAGATTGATGAATTAGTATCTCTTATGCCTGTATCTCTAGATAAGAAATTCCAAGAGGTAGAAGTAGAGCTACTCGATCTTCCCCCTTTTGAAAGCATCGTATTTAAGATTGCATTTACATCAACAGATTCTGCAATTGTACCTAAGTGTAAGAATCTAAGGATTATAGCGTTAGCATAATGTCACTAGTTAAAGTAAAACCGTTTGACGGGCACGAACATCTTTTAAAAGACACAAGAAATAAAGCCGTGATTAACGAAGACAATAAGGCTTTTTCTGATTATATTCAAAAAAGAAATAAAATAGAAGAAGAAGAAGCTTTTAAATATAATATGGAAACCAAGATGGTAGATGTAGAATCGGATATAAATAATATAAAGACCGATTTATCTGACATCAAGAATTTACTTACTGCTTTAGTAAATAAAGAATAGGAATCACAATGTCTGTAGCACTCACACTTCGTAGTGTAAAAGGTACCCGGCTATTAAATAGCGAGGTAGATACCAACTTTACTAATATTAGTACTGAGCTTGATCTTAAAGCCCCTATTAATAACCCTGTGTTTACTGGCTCAGGTCAGTTTACTGGTGCTTTGACTGTTGATGGTGACCTAGAAGTATCAGGTACAACTACCTTTGTAAACGTACAGAATCTTGGTGTTGCTGATACCATGATTTACGTGAATCAAAGAACTGCAGGTACTCTAACTGCAGCATCTGGTGACGGAACTAACGTAACATACACTGTTGATAATAACTATGTAGTTGGGGATTTCCTTGTTGTTCAAGGTGTAACACCATCATCTTTTAATATAGATGGTGCTGAAATTATTGCAACAACAGAAACATCAGTTACAGTTGCTTCTACTAACACAGACACCTACGTCTCTGGCGGTTCTACCTATGCTAAGACATATGTCAATCTAGACTTAGGATTAGCTGGGGGTTATAATACTGATGGCACTGCTGCTGGGTATGCACACACTGGTGTATTCCGTGATGCTACAGACGGGGGTACATGGAAATTCTATCAAGGATATACCCCAGAGCCTTCTGCCGGTATCGATATTGATACGAGCCACGTTAGCTTTGCATTAGCCCCAATTGCTGGATCAACAATATCAGCAACAGATTTTAATTCAACATCAGATATTAGTTTAAAGAAAAACGTGAGCGTTATAGAAAATGCTTTAGATCTGGTAAACAGATTAGAAGGCGTAAACTTTGAATGGAAAGATTCTTCTAAGCCTGCTATAGGTGTAATTGCTCAACAGGTAGAAGATGTGGTTCCAGTTGTTGTTAACACAGGTTCAGATGGGATCAAGAGAGTATCCTATGATTCTCTTATTCCTATACTCATCGAGGCAATTAAAGAGTTATCAGCTAAAGTCAAGTAAAAGACCTATAGCCGAGTTTCTCTAGGAGATACGAAGATGGCAATAAAGGTATCAGGCAATACGATTATCGATGATGATCGTAATATCGTCGACGCCAATGTCAGGGGTAGAAAACAAGATCTAGGTAGCATCTCTGGTGTTAGATCCCTAGACTTAAATGCTGGTGAGACTATTACAGCAACTATTACCGGCAATACTACATTCACTGCTACAAATCTTGTAAGCGGATCCGTAAATACTATTTACTTTTACCTAACTAATCCTGGTCAAGGAACTATTACCTGGCCACCAACAACTACTTGGGACAAAGGTAATTATCCTATTCTTAATGCTTCTGGCAAGACTTTAATCATTTTAGAAACATACGATAATGGATCGAATTGGTTGGGTGTTCAGGCTTGGCGTCAAAACGCATAAGGAAATATAATGTCACGTAGACTCTGGTTAGGTACTCCAAAAGGACAGTACACGTCAGCTATTACTAGCTTTCTTACATCTAGGCTAACTAATACTAGTTTTACTACTTCAGCTCCTACGCTGTCTCCTACCACTTATATAACCCAGTGGTATACACCTACACCTACGTCGAATATAACTACTACTACCTTCGATACCCTATTTACTGATCCTGGTGTAGATACTGAGTATTCAAGCAGTTTTGTTACCAATTTTCCTACATCTTGGGTTTATGCTGTATCAACTGCATATGATGTAACTACATTATATACCCCGACCAGTCAAGATACTTT